CGCTGCTCAGTTTTGGCCTTACTCAGCATGGCGCTAAGCGCATCGTCATCAGCTTTAAAATTACGGGTCTGTATATTTCGCATTTGTCTTTCTCCTGAATTTGGGCAAAAGAATGCCCGGCGGGTTAACGCCATTTATTTGCATCGGGTTATTTAGTTAGAAAGGGTCATTCGCTTTGGAAATAAACTCACGACTGCTTTTAAATGATTCATTGCACAAATAAGCGCCTTTCGTTCATCAATAGTCAGTTCACTAAATTCAGCGTCATGCCTGTCTTTACCGATGTTAGCCAGGAAAAGAATTGCGCTCAGAGCGCGCTTATTGTCCTGGTAATTACTGTCTGCCACATCGTGCATTTCAGAGAAAAAGCGAGCCATATCTTTTTCACAGTTACCGCCCATCAGTTGCGCTCGAATTAATGCAACGTGATTCAGCGCCGTGACCCTCTGACCAGCAGTAAGCTCGACCAGCATTGAATCGCCCTCGATAGCCATGATTTACCTCTTTGCTCTTTTGCCTGTACCTGCTGGCTTAATACCGGATGCCAGCGCCTGCCGATCTCCCCCATAATCCAGCCATTGTCGTAGGACATTGACGGACTTTGACGCTTGAGGTGTGATGCAAATGAAATCATCTTGCGCCCTCAGCTGATACCAATTGAAGCACCCAGCCCGCTGATGGCGTCAACGGTTGAGGACAGTGCTGGGTTAGCCTGAATACGCGCCTGTACCGCCATTGCGGCCAGTGTTAAGCAGCGAATACCGCTATTAACGTTTTGCAGAAGGCCACGTTTACAGTTGGCTGTCATAGGCTCTGTAGAGGTAGCGCCAGCAGCTAACTGGCCTACTTCTGCGGTGGCTTTCATGACATACAGGGGGAATTTTTCATCTGCAACTTCGTTTACAGGCACACAGGGGAGGCACTGAATCTGCGCCAGCAGGCCATCAACTAACGTTGCATCCTCAGTGACATCGGTAAGGGCTAAAACTTCTAAGACGGTAAGCTGATGTGGCTGGTCTGGATTCAGTTTATTACGCAGCGTTTGCGCACGTATGCCGGACTGCTTAGCGACGTCTTCCATGTTGTGAGCTAACGCGAATTTACGACAGGCATCGTCGTAATGGGTATGGGTAGAAACCTTGAAATCAAACATGCTCAGATCCTTCTTAACTTGCAAAATCAAGTTATGCTTTGATGTAGCGGCATTTGATTGCTTGTTGGCGGTTCTTCTCACGCCATGCGGCAACATTGATAAGCGGATTACCATGTTTGGTCATGGTGGTTTCCACCACTTCGCCGGTCTTACGATTGGTTCGGTTCTGCGTGTAGGTGAAAGATGGGGTAGGAGCGAGTAGCACAACACCGTTAGCAATCCATTTCTCCAGCACTGATAAGCTTATGCGGTTGGCTGCAGCAAAGTCCTGCTTAGACATCGTTGGGGATGTGGCCAGCGTTACGGCTTTATTTACAGCGTCGTTCACTGCTTCGCTGATGGCTGGCATCAAAATCGCTGCGACATTGGCAATAAAATCTTGAGATTGAACTAAGTCAAATACGTTCTGACTGTTTGCATTTTCAGTATGCATAAAGCAGTATCTCCCATTACTCGTTTTGTTCTACGGTGTTTCATGTGATGTGAAAACACTTTAGATCGTAAAAGCGATTTGGTAAATGATTATTTATCACATAGTGGTGTTTTTATGATTGATGGGAAGGGCGATAGTGCCCAGGTTCTCGAAAGACTCATGTCTTCATATGGGGTTAACACTCAAAAAGACTTAGCTACTGCTCTGAATATCCCAGCTAACAACATCAGTGGCTGGACACAAAGAGGTAGTGTGCCCGGCAATGCGATTATCAAATGTGCATTAGATACAGGTGCAGATTTGCATTGGTTAGTACGTGGCGAACTTGCAAATGCATACCCTAATGTTTCAAAGAAAAGCTTGTCGGGAGATGCGCTTTATGCGGAAGTTATGGCTAATGGCGGTAAACCAGTGTTGCGGCGTATCCTTGATGCTTACGGCTTTACTTTACAAAAGCAACTCTGTGAGTTGTTAAAAATTTCGTCTGGTACAGTTAGCACCTGGGTACGACGAAATTATTTCCCTGGTGACGTTGTTGTGACTTGTGCGCTTGATACAGGAGTTTCCCTGGAGTGGCTGGCTACAGGAAAAACTAAGGCGAATAAGTTTGACAGTGAAAAATTGCCTGAATTGGCCCAAATTAGAAAAATCACTAAAAGTAAGTTGATAGCCGGAAAACTAATAGAAAATGGGTTCTATTATTTCGATAGTTCTTTTATTTCAGGAGAAATAATCAATCCAGCATTTATCGAGTCAGTTTCAAAATCTTGGCTAGTTGATTTAGGGCAAAAAAACATCAGCAATGGACGGTGGGTTATTGACATCGACGGCAACTTTGATGTTTACGATATCGCTAGAGTTCCGGGAAACAAGATTAGCATTGTAGGTAAATCATCAGGTTTTGAATGCAATGTTGATGAGGTGACACCTCTTGGTGTAGTAATCCAAACGTTGGAAAACAACATTTAGATATAAGGATATAATTATGAAAAAGGTTTTAAAATGGGTTTTGTATATTTTCATTGGGTTGATGGTGATTGGATACTTCGCGGACAAAAAGGAAGATGGTAATAAATCTCCAAATTCAACGCAGTCTAGTCAGTCTTTATCCGATGTTAACATCACCCCAGCTGAGGTAGAGCCACCGAAAAAATCTATATATCAGACTACAGCGCGAAAGTTATTCAATGATTACGATGAAAATGAAGTGGCAGTTGATGAGCAGATAAAGGGTAAGCTTGTTGCAGTTACTGGTATTGTTCAATCAATCGATAAAGACTTTACTGATTCAATTATTATTAGCCTCAAGACTGATAATGAATTCATGCCAGCTCGCATGGATATGAAGGATTCAGAGAAGGAAACAGCCATGGGATTAAAAAAGGGCAAACAAGTTCTAATCATCTGTGAGCGGATGTCTCGAATTGTTGGAGCACCTTCTGGCCGCAAATGCGTCTTTAATTAATAAAAAACTATACATGGCTGTCGTCATACTATGCTACAGCCATATTTGATTCATTAATTTTAAGATGTCTCGCGAGTTTAGATATAAAAAATTTTTTAACGGTATTGGCTTGTAGAGCTGATAATTTTGATGACAAGTCAAGATTTGCATATAAACTTGAGTAATTTGGTGGTGATTTAATGATTTTCCTTAACCATAGTTTTGCAGATGCGGACGTAGCAGAGTTAATTAAAAATGATCTTACATCATTTGGCCATGAGGCTAAAGCGAGCATGTATACGGACGTCCGTGATTATGATACCGATGGCAATGTTAAAAGAATAATACATAAAAGGAGAAATTTTTCTAAAAACTCCGAAGTTGTTATTAATATCATATCTTCTAGATTTTTTAAAAGCAGTCCCACCGTAAAAGAATTGAATGATTCAATATTAAATAAATCTCAAAAAATTATAATATTGGCTTTGCCAGATTCACCAATTCCGGACTACTTAAGCGCGTTTCCTCAGTTTAAACTGAAATCTAATGATAAAAATGAAATTAGGGACGTTGTTTCTAGTGTCTCTTCTTATATAAATGGTGATAGGTCAGGAATTTCGGGCGATATCACTGAGGTTAATAAGAGTGAGAATCTAAATGATACAATAGATAAAATAAAAAATTCCATGCAGTCTGGAGGTCTGACGCTTTTCTGCGGTGCGGGCACTTCATATGATGCTGGCATCCCTACATGGGATAAACTGTTGGAAAATCTTTTTGAAGAGATGTTAAATTCAATGAAGGAAGGTAATACGAACCTTCCATATGACATATCTACTGTTAAGGCAAGCGGCATAACAAAGAAAACTTCAGCTTTAATTATTGCAAAATATATTAAGAATAACCTTAAAGGTGAGTTTGAAGAAACCTTAAGGAAAGCACTGTATAAAGATAAGCCGACCACTTGTAAAGTTATTGATTCTGTAATTGAATTAGCCAGGCCTCGTAGAGATAGAAAAGCAATTGACTCAATTATAACTTTCAATTTTGATAGCTTATTCGAAGAGCAACTTGGTCAGGCCAGCATCGCCCACAAAGCAATTCATTCAGAGTCAATAAAATGTTCTCCTAACGAGCTTCCTGTCTATCATGTTCACGGATTTCTACCTAGAGTTAAGGACAGTGATATTAAGAGTAGTATCGTTTTTAGTGAGGATGGATACCACAGCCAATTTATTGATCCCTATAGCTGGTCAAATATTATTCAAATCCAAAAGTTAACTCAAAACACATGTTTATTTATAGGTATTAGTTTAACAGACCCAAATATGAGAAGGTTACTTGATGTTGCATGGCGTAAGACATCAGATGATACAGCATCTCACTTTATTATTAAGAAAAAGCCAGCAACCGAAAACGCTGATGCTAAAAAATTTGTTATGTATCTCGATGAACAAGATGCAAATGAACTAGGTCTAAATGTTATTTGGGTTAATGATTATAATGAAATACCGGCATTATTAAAATCTTTCCTAGGTTAAAGTTATTTTTTGAGAGTTAAAGCAACAATTTCAAGCACCGACTTTAAAAATTTAGTAGGTGCTTATTCATTTTCTAATCGTTTCAGGATATCGCCATTTTATCGCCAATTAATTATTTAAGTGATTGAGGTTTAAGTGTTTTATTAATATTCGGTCTTTTTTTAGTGCTATGATTTATATGGTGTTTTTGGCGGTGGTTCCGAAATTTCCCGAAAATATCCCGAAATCACCATATCCAACCTATACCATCACATATTCCTGACCGCGTGAATCGAGATACTTTTTAGTCATAGAAAGGTTTTTATGGCCGAGCAATCTTTGCGCAAAATCCTCTCCATTTTCCACTTCATACAGTCTGCTGGCAAGACTTCTGATTTCATGAAATGTGGGTGGGTTAGGGCCAAACCTAATCCCGCTAATTTCACGAGCCTCTGCAAAAGCGCCTGTGAGTGCATCTGGTAAAACTGGCCCCGGCTTTCTTCCCCCGCGCCGGACTGCAGAATAAATCAGGCTATCCGATGGGTTAACCCGCTTCGCAATGTAGCCAGATTACGATACTGCAAACGCAAGAGCGTGCAAAACATCGGCTCATCGCTGATTTATTACTGCAGCATCTCACCAAAAGAGGCCCGGAACAGAATGGAATGGGCCATGGATATTCTCGAAGGAGAAATGTTTTACGCAATTAATCGAGAAATGGAGAAGGAGATTCTTAAAATCGCTGCGTGAATATACAAAATAGCACGAAATAACAAAGACAAAGGGCAAGCAACCTGGCACATTAACGGCATGATCGGGAAGTGAAGCGAACAGATCGCGGTTTTACCGGTCAGTTGCATAAATGTGGATGCCAAGAAGCCTCGCGACCTGACCAGTCGGCGGGGCTTTTTATTTTCTCCCTCTGCATCGCACAGGTAACACTAATAAATCATTTCAAAGGTCAGCCATAGAGCTGGCCTTTTCTTTTTTCGCCCCTGCCAATCAACCTCGACTCTCACCTTTTCCTGTGTGGCAACGGGCGATCTTTTATGCATAAAAAAATCCGCTCAATGGCGGATTATTTCTTATTGGCTACCCAACGGCGGTGCGGTGTTTTCTCTCGACAAGAAAAGACTAACCGGACTTGCTCAGTTCAGAAAGTAGACAATTCCTAATTGAGCCTGTCCCCGTAACCGGGGGTCACATGAGTATTGATATGAGCAAACTGGCATCAGGCGCAGCATATGGCGCATCAGCCGGGACGATTGCCAATGGTCTGCTGACCCGGTTAAGTCCCGATGAATGGAGTGCTGTGGGCGTACTGGCCGGTATTCTGGTCGCGCTCTTCACGCTAGGCATCAACTGGTATTACAAGCGCAAGACCACAATAGCGCAAATCAAAGCCCTTCAGCGCTGGCCCACCGCACCAGACATCAACGAGGATTAACCCATGGCTATGTCAAACAGCCTGCGCAATAAGCTAATTGCTGTCGCGGGTGGCGGAGCTATGGCTATCGCTACGGTATTCCTCGGCGGAAAGGATGGGGTAGAGGGCAGGGTATACGAGCCTTACAAAGATGTGGCAGGCGTCTGGACTGTCTGCGATGGACACACCGGCACCGACATCATCAAAGGCAAAAAGTATACCGACCGCGAGTGTGATCGGCTGATGTGGAATGACCTTCAGCCAGTTAAGGAAGCGGTTGATGGCATGGTAAAAATACCGCTGGGCGAATATCAGCGCGCCGCACTTTACAGCTTCACCTGTAACGTTGGCACAAGCGCGTTCTCTAAATCGACGCTGCTTAAGCGCCTTAATGCCGGTGACGTTGATGGCGCATGTGAGGAGCTTCGTCGATGGATTTACGCTGGCGGCCAGAAGTGGCGGGGATTAATGAACCGTCGCGATATGGAGCGCACCATGTGCCTGGCGGAGAGTGCTGATGACCTTAAAGGCTAAAGTGCTCGCTGTGCTTATTCTGCTGGTTCTGATGCTATTAACCACGTCAGTTGCATTAGCGCTTTATTACCGGGGTAATGCCATTGACTACAAAGCCCAGCGTGACACCGCAACCAGTAACCTCAAGCTGGCAAAAGACACCATCACGGACATGCAGACGCGCCAGCGCGATGTGGCCGCACTCGATGAGAAATACACGAAGGAATTAGCCGATGCTAAAGCGACTATCGATCAGCTGCATGATGATGTTGCTACTGGCAAGCGCCGGTTGCAGCTCAACGCCACCTGTCCGAAACAATCCGCCACCGGCACCGCCAGCATGGATGATGCAACCACCGCCCGACTTACTGACACCGCTCAACGGGATTATTTCACC